TATCGATAAGTCATTATTTATTTAAAGTTTCTAGTTATGAAAATTTGCTCGCGTCCTGCGGACGCTCGCAAATTTTTACTGAACGCACAATAGTGGACGAAAGGCAATGGAGTTGCCGCTGTCAGACGCCGGAGCGCTGAAGTGGTTGAACGCTGGAGCGCTAGTATTGTCGTAATAGCCTCCTCTGTAGACACAATGGTAAGTAGTACTGCCACTAGTGCTAGTGAGGCTTGAGGTTTCTGTGCTCCATTCTCTTACATTTGATGCCATATCATATATGTTACATACCTTGTCTTTTCCAGATGCTCTTTCTCCTGAAACTGCTGGTGAACCAGTATTTTTTGTCCTCTGTGCCGCATAAGTGTTTATGAGATAATAAAAATGTAGTTTTTTTCCAACTTAAAAATGTAGGAAAACCTACATTTTTCTTTTGGCTAAATAGTAAAAAAATGTTAAAATTTAAGTACATCAATTAACATTATGTTAATTGTCTCAAAAGGAAGGAGAAGTGATATTTATGAGACAAGATGTGCTTAATCAAATTAATATATTTAAGAGAGGAGGTGAAGAACAATATATGAGTAAAGCATCAATAGCAAGAATTATGGGATGTGATCCTAGAACTGTAAAAAGATATTTAAATGGTTATGAACCAAAAGAAACGAAAAAGGTAGCAAGAATTTCTAAACTAGATAATTTCAAAGAAATAATAACGGCAAAATTAGAAATAGGTTGTACAAGTATGGCAATATTTAAATTTATTCAAAAAGAAGGATATGCAGGTTCATATTCATTAGTTGCAGACTATGTTCAAAAGCATAAAGAAGAACAAAATAAAAAAGCAACAATTAGATTTGAAACAGCACCAGGACTTCAAGCTCAAGTTGATTGGAAGGAAAATTTAAAAATGATATCAAAAACTGGAGAGCTATTTGAAGTAAATATTTTTCTAATGGTTTTAGGATATTCTAGAATGAAATTTGTAAAATTAACTTCAGATAAGACACAAAAAACGTTGTTTAAATGTATGAATGAAGCATTTAAATATTTTAAAGGAATACCAAAAGAAATACTTTTTGATAATATGGCAACAGTAGTAGATAGACAAAATACAAGAATAGGAAATGTAAAGTTAAATGCAAAATTTTTACAATATTCAAAAGATGTTGGTTTTAATCCAATTACTTGCAGAGCATATAGACCACAAACCAAGGGGAAGGTAGAATCATTAGCAAAATTAATTGATAGACTCAAAGTATATAACAAAGAATTTGAAACATATGAAGAACTTGAAAAAATAGTAACAGGATTTATGAAAGAAATAAATAATGAAATATCTCAAGGAACAAATATGAAGCCTGTAGATAGAAATGAAAAAGAAACAAAGTATTTATTACCACTCCCTAATCAAAAGATTTTAAATGCGTATATAACCTCACCAAAGGAATATAAAGTTTCAAAAGAATCTATGATTACATATAAGGGTAAAAAATACTCTGTTCCAACCAACCTAATAGGTCAAGTAGTTTCGGTAGAAGAAACTACTGAATATATCCATATATATTATACAACAGAATTAGTTACAAAACATAAAAAAAGTGAAAGATTTTTAAATTATCATAAAGAACATGTTGTGGATATATTAAAAACAGACTCATTAAAGAAATGTACAGAAGATGAAATAGAAAAATTTGTAGAAGAACACTTGAGTGTTTATGATGAATTATAGGAGGAGAAATATGAGTATATACACAGATTTAATTGATAATTTAGAAATTTTAAAACTAGACAAAATAAAAAATATGTTGCCTGAATATTTAGATGAAATAAAAGATAAAAACATATCATTTACAGAGATGATGTGTGATCTAACAAAAGAAGAGATAAAGTATCAAGCAGAAAGAGCAGCCAAGGTAAATATAACGGTATCAGCGTTTCCATTTGAAAGAACAATAGATGACTTTGATTTTAGTTATCAGCCAAGCATAAATAAAAATGAAATGTATGATTTAGAAACATTAAGATTTATGGAAAAAAACGAAAATATAATATTTGTTGGAACAAGTGGAGTTGGAAAAACACATTTAGCCGTTGGTATAGGAATGGCAGCAGCCAAAAGAAGAATTAGCACATATTATATAACTTTTAATGATTTAATTAATCAATTAATAAAGGCTAATTCAGAGAATAGAGCAGATATAAAGATAAAATATTTTTGTAAATATAAGTTATTAATTATAGATGAAATAGGATATTTACCAATTACGAAAGAAGGAGCATACTTATTTTTTCAATTGATAAATAAAAGATATGAAAAAAAATCAACAATATTAACTACTAATCAAGTATTTAGCAAATGGGCTGATATTTTTGGAGACTCAGTAGTTACAGCAGCAATAATAGATAGATTAGTGCACCATAGTCATATAATAAAGATAAAAGGACAATCGTATAGAGTAAAAGATAGAAATATAGAAATGCAAAAAAATATAGAAAAGGAAGGTGTATAAAATGACTATTAAAGAAATGATGATATATGTAGATGTTGCAGTAGATAGGATAACAGAGTTAGGGAAAGAATTAACAAAAGAACAAATATTAGATGAGTTGCATTTTTTGGCATATCATCAAAATAAGAAAGATGTGATGCTAGAAAAAGATTATAGAGAAGAAAATTTTTTCTAAAAAATAGAGGGGAATTTTCCCCCTCTAGTATATATTTCAAACTGGAATTTTCAGACATTTTTGAAACTGGAAAAAAATGACATTTTACTATTGACATTTACAACATAAAAACAATAAACGGATATAAAATACATCAAATTGACGAAATAAATACAATTATAACAGCAGTAAAAAACAACGTAGCAAAAGGGAAGATAGTAAATAGAGATTTGACTTTTGAAAAATGTTACATAGCAAAAGGATGTGATATGTTTGCGCACGGCAAAACCGTAAAAGAAGCTGTTGAAGCCTTACAAGCAAAGATTTTATCAAAACTAAACATTGAAGAAAAAATTGAAGAATTTAAGAAGAAGTTCAATTACAAAGACAAGTACAAAGGCGAGGAGTTTTACAATTGGCACCATATATTAACAGGTAGTTGTAAGACAGGAAGAGATAATTTTGTTAAAAATCATAACATAAATTTAGAAGATGAATTTACAGTAAAAGAATTTATAAACTTATGTAAAAATGATTATGGAGGAGAAATTATAAGAAATTTAATAGAGGAGGAAATATGAATATAGGAGATAGAGTAATAGTTTATAAAAACAAACAAAAAGATGAATCAGCAAAATTTGGTGACAAGAAAAAAAGAAAAGGCGTGATAATTGGAAATCATAATAATTATTATGTGGTAAAGCTGGGAAAAGGCTACAATGAATGTTTTCGCGCCAATGAATTAGTTTTGGTGGGGTGAGGATATGGAAGAAGATATAAAAGGTTATAAATTAGGAAACAAAATAGAAGAATTTGAAGAATTGTTTGGGAATGTACCTATAGACGATATAGATAAAATTAAAAAATATCTAGTTCAGAATTACATACCAAAAAGCAAGATAGAAAGAGAAATAGAAGAAATAAAAGAAACTTTAGAATTTGTAAAAACAGGTAAAGATATAAAATCAAAAATACAAGTTGATATATTAGAAAGAATAAAAGATAATTTACAAATGAATCTAATAGGTGAAACAGACTTATTGCCAAGCAAGGAGGATTAAGCAAATTATGATAGGTTTTTTATTACGGATTATTAATTGGAATAATTGTAATGTCAAAAATTGATATTGAGATTAGATGGAATTGGAATGACAAAAATGATACAGAGAAAGAAGGAAAAGAAGATGAGTAACGATAAAATAAAATGTATATGGCTTAATAAAAAATATGGAAAAGGTTATTGGATATGTGATGGTCTGTTAAAGGCGGTTAACGAAGAAATATGTAAGAAATGTAAAAAAATGAGGGAAAAAAGGAAAGATGAATTAGTAAGAGCAGTTAAGAAAATAAATAACGAAATACACAATATAAAGGAGGGGTAATATGGAATGGATTGCAGTAGCAATAATATTTATATGTGTTACATCTTGGATGATTATTGACAGATATTTTGAATACAAGGAAAAAGAACTAAAAAATAAATAATACAAAGGAGTTGATTTAGATGACTAAAAGACAAAAGTTGATTAAATATCTTGAAAATCAAAGAGATATAGAAATACAAATGCTTAGTGATGTTAAAAATTATATGGATGTAGATGACAGACGTTGTTCAAAATTCAAAAGGCGTTTTATTGAAAAGATAGACTTAATAGAGTATAACTTAATGTTGATAAAATAGTTTTAGGAGGAACAAATGAGACTAAACAAGGATGATTATAAAAGAGCGGTTGGATGCTTAAAACGTTATAATTATAATTGCATAAACATACTAAATATTCGAGCTGATATAATAAGCATAGGTTCTTCAAATTTTGATGGAGCACCTAAAGCACCATATAGAGTAAGTGACAGTGTATTAAACAGTGTTTTGAAGTTACAAGAAGATGAAAACTTACAAAAATCCATAAGAGAATATAAAGCAGTGCTACAAGCCATTGAATTGGTTTCTAAGGACAGTAAATACATATTTGAAGAATTGTATATAAAGGGCCGAGAAAAATGGGATATTATAAACTCAATGAACATAAGTGAAGAAACCTACAAAAGAAGAAAGAGAGATTTAATATATGCTGTTGATAAAGAATTAAAAAATCTGACCCTAAATTGACCTTTTTTTAATAAAAAAGTGTGTTAAAATAGTAGTGTGTAAAAATATATAAGGTTTCAGTTAGGTTGTACCAAACAGCCTAATGCCACAATACATATTAACCTTGTGCAAAACTACAATATCATGTAGCAAGGAATTACCCGATAAGTAATCAGATATAAGGATACTTTTATAAGGTTGCTTTAAATATATGGTAATGTATATTTAGAAGAGGTAAAACTCAATAATGGATAATGTGCATTGAATTATTGTTTAATAAGACACTAGAGTTGTCGTAATCGTAATAGACACTGCAAGTGCAGGATAAGCCTATAAGTCGTATTTGACTAATATAGACCAATATAGGTAATGTCGAAACAAGATTATTTCTCGTGAAGTTTTAGAAATAAAACTATAAGACATAACTAGGTTAAAGTAGCTCAAGCGAGACAATTTAATTGGGAAAAAAGATAGTTGATATTATCTTTACTAAAAACATTCTGAAAGATGGGTGAAATTTAAGAGTAAGCAATCTCTTGCGTGCTAGAAAGGGGCAAGAAGTTATAAGGTCGCTCCTTATAACTCAGACTTGTTCTCACGGTGGTCGAACAATTAAGATAAATAATTTAATGTAAGGGGAAGCTCTAATAATGTATTTATATATTGCGACAGGGTAGCAATGGAAACTTGTTAGCCTCATAAGCTAAAGATTAAGAGTTCGAATCTCTTCGTCGCAACCAAAATTTGCATAATAAAGGAAAAAGTGTTATAATAATAAAAGAAGTGATTATATAAAAAATCTAAAAAGTATTGATTTTTTATAAACACTCTAGTATAATATAAAGACAGAAAAGAAAGAGAAAAAATCGTATCCATTTCGACACCTCCTTTCTAAATTCTGTAAGCCAACAAAAAAGTTTATCCAAAAGGAGAACAAAAAAATACTAGAGTCTGATACACTCTAGTATTTTTGTATGTAGAACTTATTTAAATAATGACAAGATTAAATAAATAAGAACTAATACAGCCAACATTATAAGCTTATCCATCATATCACCACCTTTCAGTGCACAAGTAATATGGGAGAACACAATTATTATACTTTAAAAATATAAATTAATCAATAAATATTATAAAATAAATCGTTAACATACACTGTATATATTTTATATATACAGTACAAAGAGCTTATCAACAAGGTAGGCTCTTTTATTATGGGAGGAAATTATGCAATTAAACCTATATGAAACATTTGTAAAAGAAGTTTGCAGGAATTGCAAAAACAAATCAATATGTGATGAAGAATTAAACATAAAAATAGACGGCTCAATAAAATGTGAATCTTATCAAAAAGATTCAGAAGGAGAAGATGCCAATGACAATAGGAGAAGTGATTAAACGAAAAGATTATGAAACATTTCAAAAACTAGTAAAGTTTAAGTATATTTATCAAAACAAGAAAAAGGAAGAAATCAAAAATGAAAAAAAGAAGGTCTAAAAGAAAAAATTATAATTGGGAAAAAGAAATTGTAAAAGGAAAGACAAAGCAGTTTTATAATTCAACTGATTTTGATATAGCAAGAGAAAAAGTATTGAAAAGAGATAAATATACTTGTCAATTTTTTTTGGGTAAATGGAATGATGGAAAACATTTTCCAAAAACTATAAAAATTATTAAAGCAAACACAGTACATCATATCATACCAATAAAAGAAAGGCCGGACTTAGCATTAGACATAAATAATATGGTGAGTTTAAGTTTTGAAGCTCACGAAATTATTGAAGAAAGACAAAGATGGACTTGGAAAAAAAGAAAACAACATATAACACAGGAGAGATGGTAGATGAAACTAGAACATTTAATTCAAGCATATAAGGTAAATAATATAAAAGCAGTAATAAAAGATGTGAATAATGGAACAGAAAAGGCTGGGACAATATCTTTTGCTGATGAAATATACGCTGCATATTTATTAGATAATGAGGAAGTAATAATATCGATAAAGCTATTGTTTAATTGTTTAAAAAGTCTAAAGGCTAAAGAACAAATAAGTTATATTACAAAAGTACTAAATATAATACAGCAAACAATAATGTTGCTGTCTAATATATCGCAAAAAGAATGCAATATGATATTAGAAAAGTTGGGATTATTTGACAATACATTTCAGAAGCGGAAAACAAATAGAACATTTAGAACACAGATATAATATGAAAACAATAGATGGTTTATTATGTTTAAACATAAATGAAATAAATTCTTGGATATATAAATCCCCCCGCTAAAATCTGAACTCAAAAAAAGCTTAAGGAGAGCGGGTGTGTGGTCAAAACTGTTCAAAATTTATAGTTTTCTTACGCGAAAGGGGGTATAATATGGCAATAGAGAACGAAGAAATAAAACAAATACGAGAAGATTTAAAAAATCAGTTGATAGAACAAAATAAATTTGGAAAACACTTTGAAAGTTTAGTAGAAGATTATATAAATTTAGAAAAATTAAAAAGGAAAATACAAAAAGATATTGATAAAAATGGATTAAGAATTAAATTGAAAACAGGAAATGGCTTTGAATCGGAAAAACCAAATGAAAGTGTACAAAACATTTTAAAAGTGAATGGACAACAATTAAAAATACTGCAAGACTTAGAATTAAAAACACCGTCTCAGACACCGAAAGAAGGTGAAGGAGATGATTTGCTGTAAAGAAATAAATGACTATATTAAATTTGTAGAAGAAAATCCTAACGAAACTAATGATGAGATAAAACTATTAATAAAAAACATAGTAAAGCCGACATTATCGAAAGATGATGTTTTTTTTGATGAAGAAACATTTAAAAAGGCCGTTAAATATTGTGAAAGATGGTATTATAAATTATTTCCTTATCAAAAATTTGCGTATGCTTTGTTTTTTATGTATGACAAAAATAATATGGACATAGTTGTATTTCCAGACATTTTAATATTAATGGCAAGAGGAAATGGAAAAGATGGAATGATAATGCCGTTAGCCAATTTTTTACAAACTCATTATTATGGTGTAAGGAATTATCACATAGATATAGTTGCTACATCAGAAGAACAAGCATTAAATTCATTCAATGTTGTTTATAATATGCTTGAAAATAATAAAAATATAATGAAAAAATATTTTTATTGGAACAAAACAGAAATTATAAATAAAACAACACATTCTAAATTAAGATATAACACTGCAAACGCAAAAACAAAAGATGGTAAGCAAACAGGAATGATAATTTTTAATGAGTTACATGCCTATGAGGATTACAAACAAATAAATGTATATAGTTCAGGCCTTGGAAAAATAAAGCATGCAAGAACAGTAACAATAACTACAAATGGAACAGTAAGAGAAGGACCGTTAGATGAAAAACTATCACTGGCCAAATTGGTTTTAAATGGAGAAGATAATTTTTTGGGCTTGTTGCCTATTATTTATAAAATAAATGATTTAAAGACAGTAGACAGACCGATGGAAAAATTTTTAAAAACGAACAAAAAAGAAGATATAGACATAACAGCTTGGTGTCAAGCAAATCCAAGTCTTAGATATATGCCAATATTAAAAAATGAACTTATTAGAGATTATATGAAAATGCAAAAACAAAAATCATATAGAGTTGAATTTTATGCTAAAAGAATGAATTTGCCACAACAAGATGAAGAAGAGGCAGTTACTGAGTGGGAGAACATATTAAAAGCTTCTTATGAAGATATAGAAAAGGAAATTCCTAGAAAAGCAGGAGAGGTTGAAGGAAAATTAGCAATTGTTGGATTAGATTTTGCATCGTTAAATGATTTTGCAAGTGCAGGTTTTTTATTTAAAAGAAATGGAGAATATGTATGGAGACAGAGAACCTGGATTTGTGCTAAAAGCAAATTCTTTGGAGACATTAAATTTCCTTTTGACAATATTGGACTAGAAGGATTTAAAGACTTTGAAATTACT